ACAACGGAAAACGGGTTACCCGCTATACAAGATCACGCAGATTTACAACTTTTAGACCATATAAATAATAAAAATTATAAAATGATCCTTAAAATAAATTTACCTTTAAAAGTTTTCACACCAAAAAATTACAGTTGTTACCAACTTCCAATACCTTACGAGGAGAATAATACTTGGGAGGCGGCTTTCGGTATGTTACGTACGGATAAAATACACCCGGTTAATATACAAATTATTATAAAACAATATGGAGAGATATTAATAAAACAGGGTACGCCTTTAGCGATATACTTACCTTATAAAAGAAATCAACTAGAATTAGAATACGTAAACTTAAATAGTAACGATAAATTTAGAAAGAAAGATAAAGGCACATATTTAAAACAATATGGATCGTTTAAACACGGAGTTAAAGGTTATTTAGATGATAATAAAAGTTAAGCCAATACAAGAAAATTACGAAAAATTTTTAGAATTACACCCACCGGTTTTAAGTAACCAACTTTTACCGGATTGGTATAAAAAAATGAAAATTGGAAACCACTACGATACATTTTTAGGCAAAAATATAATTAATGCTAAAAATTGCCCGGCTATACAAGATATAATAACTACCGGATTTATTATACCTTTATGGGCTAATTTTTATTTTAAAACTATGTACGATGAAAACAATAACCCAATTATGCAGGAGTGGGATTTTACGGCAAGAATTAACGAAAACGATAGCGTTACCGAGTTTATTACTTCACACGATCAAAAACAAATAAAAGGTATGGATTTAAAAACTAACTTAAATCAAGAAGTTTTAAAAATTAAGTTACCTTATTATTTTGAAATACCAAAAGGATATAACATATTATATAGCGATCCTTTTTACCACTTTCGCCAAGATATAAGATTATTAAGCGGAATTGTAGAGGGCGATAAATGGGGTTATATACAATTTCCTTTCGAAATACTAAAAAGTAAGTTTCAAATAAAAGCAGGTACGCCATTAATACATTGTTTAGTATATAAAAGAGAAGATGAAAAATTAATTTTAGATATTACTAACGGATCTAAAGAAGATTATAAAAATGTACAAAACGATTTTATAGAATTATTTACAACAAGAAAAAATTATAGAACGAAAAAGGAAAAATGAAATATAAAAAATTTAAACTACACGCAATAGGGAAACATACAAAAGAATTACAGGGAGATATAAAACCGGCTAAAACATATATACCTAGTTGGTTTAAAAATGCTCCTATTTTTTATCCGGAAAAAGAGTTAAAAGTAGGTACCGGCGCTATGACTAATATGACTTTTAAAAAATGTAAACCTATGGAAGATAGTTTTAATTTAGGCTATATGGTAGATTTACAAGCCGATGTATATTTAGAGCAATTACCGAACGATTTTAGTTTGACTTGGAAAGTAGATAACCCACTTTTTGAAAATCACGGAAATACTACTTTTTTAATGGATACTCCATACGGTTACCACGAGCAAGTTGTTAAATATCATTGGTTAATAGTACCCGAAACACCTAAAGGCTATTCTACTTTAGTAGTGCCTCCTCTAGGATTTCACGATAATATATTTAAAGCAGTACCGGCGGTTATCGATACAGACGATTACGTATTTAATTTCGCTTTACCTATGTGGGTAAGTAATCAATTTAAAGGTATAGTACCTAAAGGCACTCCAATAGCTCAATTAATACCCTTTAAACGTGATAATTGGAAAAGCGAGCTAGACGTAATAGATGATAGAGATTATAAGCTACACCAACAACAAAACCATAATGATATTATTATAAATAGTTACATTAAAAGGTTTTGGAAACGTAAAATATTTAAGTAGTGCCAACCGAATTACAAAAAATGAGGGCTATAGCTTTAGAGCGAGCCGGCAATAAATGCGAGTGGCCGGAGTGTATTAATTACGATCAATGGTTAGAAATGGCGCATATACACGGTATAGGTATGGGCGGTAACCCTAAACGTAAATACGATATAGATAACGTAGCGATGTTATGTAAATTACACCACGATATTTACGACGGTCGCACTATATCACTATCAAAAAAGGAGTGGCGCATACTGCTAAAATCGTATTTAGATTATGAGCGACAACAATAACTACACTCAAAAGGAAATGACGGCTAAAATTATGCTAGATATTGAGAAGATTTTTAATAAATTAGACGAATTACAAAAAGATATTAACACGAGGCCAACTAGAGCAGAGATTTACGGGTGGATCATCGCCGGGATTTCAATAGCTACACTTGTAAACGTTTTAATGTAATGAAAGCACAAGTAAATATATCACAAATACTACAGGGTGGTTTAGCTGCTTTAGTAGCGTGGTTATTTAAAACCGTTAACGATCTACAACAATTAGCCGCAGTTTATCAAATACAAATAGATAAATTAGAAGAGAATATCGTAGATCTAGCACTAAGAGAGAAAGAATTAAATAGCGCAATTACCGAGATCCTAATTAAATTAGGTGGCTAGTGAAGAATATTCTACAAGATCATATAGAAGATTGGTCTAAACCTTTTGTAGCGTGTTTATTAGGTATGACTTCCGGGATAGATCTAAGTTTAGGACACGTCTTTATAGCAAGTAAAACCGCAACTATTGCTCTAGTGCTAGGTATAATAATCAAGAAGATTAAAAAGGCTTAATATGGACGTTTTATTAATAATAGTTACAGTAATAGGAGTTAACTATCTAGCGTGGTGGTTAATAAAGAAAGATAAGATATAACTATGGATTATATTTTAGGATTTTTATTAGGATTTTTTTTAAAAGATATTGGTAACTTTATTAAAAGAGTAAGCCAAGAAGATTGGTCTAACCGAAATTACTACGATAGAGCTTATAAATGGTTAGATCTAGAGGAAGACGATTTACCTTAAAACGTTTAAAATGTCGTAAAAGACGTTTATAATAGCTTATAAGTTATACAGAAACGGGGCTATTAAATGACAAATATAGATCTAGATACTTTCGTAAAGGGTAAAATAAAAGCACACCCTAGAAAATTCGAGGTTAGATACCCGAACGAAACCGAAACTATCATAAAATTACTTAAACAAGCAATAGAAAAAGCTAAAGATCCTTTAGCTTATCGATACAACTACTTAACGATAGCCGAATATTGCCAAGAGGTATTAGGTTACAATATGGTTAGCGAGGACGGATTACGCAAGATTATTGCACGTATTGCTAAGGAAAATGGTTGCGAGTTATGAATTTAGACGAGTTTGTAGAAAGTAGGAAAGACGTACCGGCTACTAAAGGTAAAAAAATAAAACCTAGTGGCGATTGGATCCCTGGTATTGAAATGAACGGATCTAAAGGCACGATCACAACTAAAGCAATACCAAAAGGTAACCCGAATTGGGACGAGTGGATAGATTATTGGCTAGGGGACGGATCTAGTAAAGACTTTTACGTAAGAGAAGATGAGCCGGTTAACTTTCGTACGTGGCAGGGTTGGGGCAAAGACGGAATACAAAACTTTTATTATTTTAAAGCTAACATCTATGCAAGAAAAAATAATAAGTATGATGATAAAGAGCTTAAACGTTTAATTAGCAACGCTAAGAAGAAAAAGCCTAAAGCTAAAACAAAAACAAAAAATAAAAGAGCTTTCGTTATTTGTATGAGCGATTTTCAAGTAGGTAAAGAGGGTAGCGAAAATATGTTAAAACGCTACTACGAGAGCCTCGACGCTATAGCTAAACAAATAAAATTTCTTAAAAAGAAATATGACGATCTAGATAAGTTAATAATCGTAGGATTAGGCGATCTCGTCGAGGGGTGCAGCGGGTTTTATCCTATGCAACAATTTACAACCGTCTTAGATGAGCGGCAACAGAAAACACTAGCTCGACGTATGTTACTAGACGCTTTTAATAAATATAGTGATCAATTTAACGAAGTATTAGGCCTATGTTGTGCCGGTAACCACGGAGAAAAAAGAATAGGTACAAAAGCCTATACAACTTTTGGGGATAATAAAGATTTAGAATTATTCGACGAAGTAGCACAAATATTAAAAGCGGATCCTAGTAAACAACACGTTAAATTTACGATCCCGGATAATGATTTAGCTTATAGCGTAGAAGTCTTACCCGATGTAGTGCTAACAGTAGCACACGGCCACCAAGCTAAACGAGGAACGACACCGGCCGCTAGGGTAGAAAATTGGTTTAATAAAATGGCTAGTAAGCCCTCTAAAGGTGGATTTTATGCTACTAACTTATTGTTAGTAGGCCATTACCACCACTTTTGGAGTAAAGAGAGCGAAAGACTTTTACTTGGTTGCCCAACGATCGACGACGGCTCCCAATGGTGGGAGGAAAGCGGGGGAGATAGTAGCGTACCAGGTGTATTAACTTTAGTTTTAAGAAGTACAGATAGTAAAAGAAAATGGAGTGATATAGAAATATTATGAGTACGAGAAGAGGTAGTAGTAATTGGTATTTAGAGAATTGGGCGCACGCCTTAGGTAATACCGAGGATCTATTAATTATAAATTTTAACGGTAGAGGTAGAGCAAGAATTAATAAAGCAGTATTGCCGGCCTTTACATTATTAAATATGTGCTTAGTAGAAGATGAGTACATAACGCATAGGAAAACAACCGGAGGCTATAACTTTAGAAAGATAGCTAATAGTAATAGGTATAGTTGCCACGCTTACGGTTTAGCAGTAGATATAAATTGGGATCTAAACCCGGTAACGAGGGACGGATCTACTAAAACAAATTTTAAAGATAGTACGATTAAGAAGATACTAGATATTAAAACCCAAGACGGTTTACAAGTCTTTAGGTGGGGAGGAGATTATAGGAGTTATAAAGATCCTATGCACTTCGAAATATTTGTAACCCCGGAAGAATTAAATAAAGGGATCATACGTAAAAATTTCGATCAAAAAGAATATATTAAGTTAGGTTTATCGGTTAAACCATTAAGGAAAGGCGATAAAGGCGACGGAGTTAAATATATTCAAGAGCTTTTAAATAGTGTTTTAAATCAAACTTTAATTACCGACGGAGATTTCGGGAGCCTAACCCAAGCCTCCGTATTAGTTTTCCAAAAGAAAGCCGGGCTAATTGAAGACGGTATCGTAGGATCTAATACCTACTCTAAATTAATGGAGTTTAGAAATGCTAAAATGACAGAGGAAAGGAATAAGATTAATGGGAAATACAGGATCGAATAAAAAAGATTGGAAAAAGTATTGGTCTTTTATGCTTTCAAAAGCGTTTAGAACAGGTCTACAAAGTGCTATCTCTTTATACTTAGCTAACTCTAGTGGAATAATTGACGCCGACTTAATACAACTATTAGGCGTTTCGTTTTTATCCGGATTTATTACAGTAATTCAACACGCCCTAGAACAATATAAGCCAAAACAAACTTATAATTAAAATAGAGTTAAAAATATAAATAGACTATATTAATTAAAAGTGGCTTAAAGAATTGCAACGCAATACAGACGTGAAAATACCCCCAAGTATAATCACGACCCTAAAATAGCCGGGATCCGCAAAACGCCCGGCTATTTTCTTTTTTTAAAATAAATACACGCTTTTTTAAATTTATACTCTATAATGGTTTTATAAGAAAGATACTTGGGAGGTAAAAGTGAATTATACTTATCAACTAAAACATAAAAGGGTAGTTAATTGTAGATTTTGTAAAAGTAGCAAGATCGTTAACACCGTAGATTATCTAAATGAGATCCAACAAGTTAGTTGCTTAGATTGTAGATCTAAATATCGTCAACACGGTAGAAGTTTAGATATTGTAAGAGAGGGGGTTATTTCGTGAGCGAAATATTAACGGAAGAAGAATATAACGACTTCGTAGAGAACGGGGATTGGTTTTTAGATACCCAAGCTCCGGACTTTAACGAGAAATTATATTTAGATATGAAAGCTAGGGGGACTTTATGAGTTATCAAATAGAGCTAGATAAAGAAAGAACTATTATTAGAAAATATACTTTTAATAGTTTGAGCGGTGGAGTTGCTATCGGCACTACACCAACAATAGCGTATAGGATCATACTTAATTATTTTAAAGAGTATGGAGATCAAACCTTTACAGATTATTTAGTAACCGATCCTAATTTAGATTTTATAGAAATCTTTACGCAAAGTTACGACGAAGATAACAACGAGTTTAGTTATTTTTCTAGTCAAGTAATTAAGAAAGGCGATCCGGTAATTTTTAATAGTTACCGAGAGGAGCAGTACGGACTATTACAAGATTTTAATAATAGTGTTGTATGGATAAAAGATAATAATAATATTATAGAAATATCTTTATATCGTTTCGCCGTTTTAAATTCTAATTACAATAAAGCAAAAATATTAGACAAGTGGGGAGCCTCATTATGAAAGTAAAACATTTTAAAACTTTAATTAATGTTGTAGATCAATTAGTTATCTCCGGGGATATTAATAAATATTCTTCTTATAACGAGATTATTAAATATAGTGGTGTTAAAATACTTGGAAGAAAGGGGGTATAAATATGGATCCATTATCAACTATGTCTATGTTAGGTAAATGGTCTTTATTAATTAGCTTAGGTTTATGTATATTTGGATTAATTTATTTAGGCGATGAAGAAGAAAAAGAAGAGCTAGATATACCGGATTTTGTAAAAGGAGATGATAAAGATTTTTACGGCAATTAAAAAAAATATATGGATAGGTTGTTATAACTTTTTATCGTACCTTAAAAGTATTATTAATAAACTTATGTATTACTTTTTAGTAAAGCTAAATAGTAATTATAAAAGGGTAGAAGTAAAACAAATTAAATGGAAAAAGAGAAAGAGGTAAAAATGGATAGTAAAGAAAAATTGATCCTTAAACAAGTTAGTTTAAAAGCTGCTGCAAGTGTTGGAGGCACAAAAGACGAAGTAGTAGCTAACGCAACTTACTTTAATAATTGGTTATTAGAGGGATTAGATCTAAATAAAGTATCAAGCTCCCCAACAGGGACAACTAGCGGAGGGTTTGTACCAACTTGCCCTAGTTGTAATAGTGAAGTATGGGATAATCGAGAAACTGCAAAAAATAACCAACCGGTTTGGAAATGTAAGAATAGCGATTGTACCGGTGGTACTTTTTCTAAGAAATATAATCAATTAATGCCGTGGGCGAGTTGGGAGGATAACGAATTTTTTAACGCCGAGCAAGAGTTTAAAAATAACGCTAACACGGTAGAAGAAGAGGCTACAGTAGGCGAAATCATAGATAACCCTATGACCGACAATACGGAAGATATAGCACCGTTTTAATGGATCGCCTAGATTTCGCTAAATGTTTTGGGTGGGCTAGCCTCCGTTGGCCTACTTTAAATACATCTAACGAAATGCTAGATAGCCTATACGAGGATTATAAGGGTTTTAGTAATCGCAGCTTAGCTAAAGCCCTTAGCCTCTTATACGAGAACGGAGATCAATATTTAGAGTTGCCTAGATTATATAAATTAACAAAAGATTTATATAACCAAGAAATATTAGATAACCAAAACGCTCTACCTAAACCAAAAGTAGAAAACGGTTTAAAAGAATATTTAGAGCAAAACAATTTTAAAAATATAAAAGACGCAATAAGAAATACCGGGAGTTTGAGTAATGAGTGATGAAGTAGAAATAAAATACGATATACCGCCTTTTGTGATCGTGCCTAATTGGATTGCAGAAATGTTAAAACCAACAGAATTAGCTACCTATGTAGCACTTGGTAAGTATGCAGATAATAAAACGAAAGAGTGTTGGCCTAGTTTGAATACTATTGCTAAGGATCTAGGAAAGTCTAAAACAAGTGTTATTACTGCTATTAAGGCCTTAGAGAAAAAAGGAGCTATTAAAGTCGATAAAAGAAAAAATGATAGAGGAGATTGGGCTAGAAATCATTATACTTTAATGGTTTATGGGGGTAGTCAAGAAAATTTAACCACCCCTAGTAAAGAAAACACTACTACGAGTAGTAAAGAAAATTTAACTAGGGGTAGTAAAGAAAACTTAACCCTAACTATACCCAATACAACTAAACTCAATAAACTATATACGAAAGAAATACAAAACTCTTATAAAGATGAGATAGTTAGAGTTTTACAATTAAATAAGATTAGTGGCAATATGTGGGGTCAAATAGAAAACACCGCTAAACAACTCTTCCAGGCAGAAGTAAGAGTAGATCAAATAGAGCAACTAGCTAGAAATATTCTTATAAGTTACGGCGAGAAAGCTTTACGCCATACAAGTTTACCTAATCACTTAGACGTTTTAGAAAGACCAAAAGTTAGAAAATCAAGTGATTATAAAAAAGTAGGAGATCTACAGAATATAAAAAATTGGGTAGAAAAATGAAAGTTTTAGTAGCTTGTGAATATTCTGGAATAGTTAGGGACGCTTTTATAGAAAAAGGCCATAACGCTATAAGTTGCGATTTATTAGATACAGAGGCAGAAAGAATAACCGGAGTAAATTATTTAGGTGGACATTATAAAGGAGATGTTAAGGACATAATTAACGACGGTTGGGATTTAATGATCGCACACCCTCCGTGTACCTATTTAACGGTTAGCGGCGCTATGTGGTACTACCACCCAGAAGATAAAGACTTACCTATGGATCAACGCAGACCGCACCCTAAACACCCAAACAGAAGAGAAAAACAGAAAGAGGCTTTAGATTTTATAAGATTATTACTAGACGCACCGATAAATAAAATAGCTTTAGAAAACCCGGTAGGAGTTATAAGCACTCAAATTAGAAAACCGGATCAAATAATACAACCTTATCAATTCGGTCATAGAGAAAGTAAACGTACTTGTTTATGGTTAAAAAATTTACCAAAACTTAAACCAACTAACGAAGTAGAGCCAGAAGAGAGGATTATATCCTCTAGTGGTAGATCGCACGGTACTTGGTATATGGAAACTTGGAAATTACCAAAAGAAGAGCGTTGGAAAGCAAGAAGTAAAACATTTGCGGGTATAGCTAAAGCTATGGCCGACCAATGGGGATAAATAAAGGGGATAATATGAATAAAGGAGCAATAGCCTTAACTCAATTAATAGACGAAATACCAGGGTTTAGTAATTTAGTTAAAGATAAGCAAGTTATTTTACCGGAGAAAGATTGGGGAGGTTTAAAGTTTTACGTAAGCAACGGTAAAACACGCATAAATTATAAAATTATTTTAAACTTTAATGATTTTTACGATATTTATATAAACGACGAGTTATTCGCTAATAGTGGTGTTGGCGATGTAGTTAATTTATTTAAGTGGTTAACGGATCGTTTTAATTCTACGTTTTGTATGTTATGTAAAAATAAAATGACATCTAAGGATTTAAAAGAAGATCCTAAAGTATGCGGTAAGTGTTGGGATAGTTTAGGCGAGGAGGAGTAATTGAAAGTATATAAAGTTATCGTTACGAGCGAGTTAACAATAACCGCACCTAACGAAGAAAAAGCAGAAGAAATAGCAGAAAACAAGATTAAGAATATACCAAGTAACTTTAACTCTAAATTATTTAGTATTTCTTTAAAAGAAGATCTAGCGCACCGTGCCTAATAAAGTAACTCCACTTCATAAGTATAAAAAAGCAGTTGTAACTATAGACGTAGAGTTATGGCTCGAAAGCGAAAAAATTACCGTAGATTATGTTAAAGAGTGTGCCGAGTTTTTAATTAATGCAGGTAAACAACGTAGAGAAGACTTTAAACAACAAGACGGTAAAACCGTACTACAAAAAATAGAGTACGGCCAAGTAAAGAGCTATAAGTATGATAACTAATTGTATTATTACCTACTTGGCTATGGTCGGTGGATTTACTACCGGGTTAACTCCCGGAGCGGATCAAGTACAAATTTTAAATAGCTGCACTCAATACGTACCTA